CCCTTGATGTCCCAGAGCTCGACCACAGTTCCGACGGGATCGAGCATCTTGAGCTGGATGTCGCGCTTGTAGAAGTCGGCGTAACCTGCGCGGCCTGAGACTGACTCGAAGTGGGTGCGGACCCATTCCATGACCTGCTGCGCACCCGAAGGAGCGATCGGATCGTGGAGGGTAACAGCCATGGTTCCGAAGGTCGTCTTGCCTGCGAGGTAACGGCGTGAGTTGATGAAGGGAACTTCAACTTCTTCCGTTGTGATAGTAGGACGTGCCGTTGTCTTGATGATGTAGGCATCGATGCCCTCGATCATAAGCACCCAACGATTCTTGCGCTTCGGCTCGAATTTCGCTGGAATCATTGATGTGACGTCAAGTGTCTCTGCGGCCATGGTGTTCTCCTGTTATCCTTTTCTAAGTATTCTGTCTGTCAAAAATTGTTGGTTAAATCAGCGGTTCACTCGGACTGCGGCTGCCCAAGTGCCGTCGTCCTCGTCGTCGTACATCTGGGCTGCCTTGTGAGCTTCCTCGAGGTATTGATCGAGCTCGTCGTTGTGACCACCAAGTTGATCCTGAAGTTCTTCGACCTCTTCGGCTGTGACGCTTTCGCCGCGGCCGTCGAGGATGAGATCGAGATTCCTTCTCATGTCGTTGGGAAGGGACGCGTACTTCTTCGCAAAGTAAAGAAGGTCGTCCATCGACATCGTCGACTCAAAGTCGGCGGGATCCATGGCATCCTCCAGGAGACGTCTGTTCTGACTCTCCAGGAGGGCATTAGAAATCTCTTCATTAATGAGATCGGTTAATTGGTTACGTGTTATTCTCATTTAATCTGTTCCTCACTGGTTGAAAGCAACCTGCTGAAGGTTGTTCGCAACCACGAAGTCGAGGGAGACGAACTCGATGCTCTTCGTGGGCTGCACGAAGATCTTACCACGTATTGTGTTGTTCTCGATGTCTGTTTGCGTCGTCGTCGAGGAGTCGATCACGACCTTGAATCTCTCGAGGCCGCTGAGTTGCTGGATCCTCTGGAGGCGCGGTGTGACGGCCGCTGAGAAGCGCGCGAGGGTCGCCTCACGGTTCGGCTCGAAGAGGACCGTCTGAGCGATCTCACGGACCTGACGACGGATGTCGATGAGGAGGCGGCGTACGTTGACTCTGTCGAGCGCGGAAGCCGCGACCTGAAGTGTCTTCTGGCCCCAAACCACGATGCCGCCGTTCGGATTGGTTCCGCTGCGGGCGGCACCAGGGAAGGCTACGATCGGGTTGACAGAGATGTCATAGAGGTTGTCCATGTCGTTCTGTGAGAGCCTGACGCGTGGCTCGAGAGCAGCTTCAGGAAGAGCACCGCGGGTGAATCCTGCAGGAGCGAACCACGGATGTCCGACTCTGTCGTTCAGAGCCAAGGCTCCGAGGACGAGGACTGAGGGAGGAACGTTGAGGTTGACTCCCTTCGGGTCTCTGTAGAGGACGTCTGGGAAGTACGCCGCAGAGAAGGAGGTGTCGACCGAGCGGTCCTGGAAGTACTGCTTCGTCTTGAGCACCGACGGAAGCTGTGTGTCGACGTAGACTATGTCTCCGTTCTCGTCGAGTTGCTCGATGTCCATGACGTAGAGAGCGTCGAACCTCTCCTCCACTGCGAGAGTTGCTGCGTCGGTGACGATCTCGTGGCGAATGCCTGGGACTGCGAGGAGCTGGATGTCAACGTTGGTCGTGTTCTTCATGACCTCGAGCGCCTTGGCGTATGCTCTCACGTTTGGTCCCTTCTCGAGGCCGCGCGCGGAGTCAGTCATGTCGCCTGTGACGGCCTTGTTGTTGATGGCTCTCTCGTCTGCGTCGAAGATGTTGACGCCGTCGAAACCGCCCTGCATCAGGAATGTAAACTTCGCGAACTGCCTGTTCGTGTTGATGTCGTCGGTCTTGAATGCCCTGACCTTCGCTTCGTCTCCACTGCTGACAGAGGAGATCTGTGAAGAGAACTTGGTTCCTGCACCGCCGCTTCTGCAGTAAGCAGCGTAGGTCCACTTGTTCGGATCAGCGAGGTTGTTGGATCCTGTGACGACCTGGACGTTCTCGAGTGTGAAGAAGTTGTTGCAGAACCTATCAGAGTCGATCACGCCAAAGTTGGCAGAGTCTTCCTGACCAGGGTTGCTTCCCGTTACGAACTTCGCGTCGGTCACTGCGAAGCTCGGGAAGAACTTGGCGAATGAGGAGAGCGAGGCGTTCGCAACGGTATTGTCGTTCTTCTTTGCGAGTGTGAGAGGATGCTCGAACTGAGCTCCCCAGTAGAACTTGGAGTTGACGGTCTCTCTCGTCGACCACTCTTCTCCGTTCGTGATCTTGAACCTGAAGGGGAATGGTGGAGTGACGAGTCTCTTAGAAGCTGTCGCGACCGCGAGGACAGAAGCGTCAGCGCCCAATACGCTTTGCATTGGAGACGATCCTGATGTCACCAAGTGGTCGATTCCACGGAAACCCATCGGAATCGCTGTGGGATCGACGAATCCGTTCTCGACTTCCTCAGCAACTTCTACTCTGACGTAGTTTGAGCGGTTCTCGTAGTTACCTTCGACGACGAGTCTCTGTTCGGACTCCTCTCTGTCGAAGTCGTAATAGGCGTAGATGTCGCCGATGACCTTGGCGATGTACCTGTCTGAGGTAGGATCGAGGTTGACGCCTCTGTAGACTTCGTTTGCAACTTCCTTCTTGTCTTGGTCTCTGTCGTCCCACTGGCGAAGGACAACGTCGAACGATCCGTACTTGTTCAATGGGTCGTTGGAGACTACGAGATTCTCGACAGAGACCTTGAAGTTGGTGGACGTTCCTGCGCCGTCGTCGAGGCCGTGAAGTTTGAAGAGATTCTGTGACTTGCCACCGAACTTCTGTGAGACGACCCAAGGAGAAACGGCATGGCCAAATCTGTCCTCAAAGTTTTCGTAGTTAGGAACTGTTGCAGAGCTCTGGTTTCTTCCGAGCGAAGACGTGAGGATGAATGCGGAAGGCTCTCTGCTGTTCTGTCCTATGACCGATCCTGCTCCGTACAGCGTGTTCAAGAGACCAGAACCTGTCACGACAGCAAGCGAAGGATGGACGTCCCAGTTAGCATAGAGATAGTGTCCCGATTCTTGAATCTTCTCTGGGTCTGTGTTGAACACATTGGCAAAGTAGTTTGCAGAAGTGGGATCGAAAGAAGCTGTTATGGCATTTGGATGACGTACGTCTGTGCCCTTGTGACCGTTGAGCAAGAGGACGAACTCCTGCTTTGGAACGCCACCAGAAGAGAGGACGACGGCACCGAGAGCATCACCCTTTGCTGTTGAATCAAGTCCAAGAGTCGTGGCCAAAGGTGCGCTGCTGTCTGAGCCGTGCGAGGACGAGAGTCTCAAGAGAACGCCCGAAGGTGCCATCACGACGCCTCTCACGATCGGAAGCGCTGTGTTGACGCCTGGTGTCACCGAACCGGCGCCTTGCAGTCCTGCGTCGCTGAAGAATGTCGAGCCTGCAGACTCCGACATGAAGCATCCGAGGAAGTAAAGGCGACCAAGCGCGCCGCCATCAGCAGCGTAATCGTTGTTGTCTAGGACGCCGCTTGTTCCCGGAAGTTTCTCTCCGACGACGAAGCCTGCACTGGTGACGCCGCCGGTGACGGTATCTCTCTCTTTTCCGTCACCGACTCCCAAAACCTTGAGGTAGGTAACAGACTGAGCGTTTCTGAGCCATTCAACAACTGCGAGTGGTCCAAACTTCTTTCCATCTGTCTGACCGAACTTGGAGTACCAGTCTGAAAGATTGCCGACGGTGATTGGTACGAAAGCCGGGCCCTTCAGAGATGTACCCACTATTCCTGCTGGAATGCCGACGGGCTGTTGCGTAGTTGGACCTGAGATGTCGATCTCTCTTGCCGTTACGCCTGCGCTTCCGAATTTCAGTTGTGCCATTTATCTGCTCCCAATTTCTTTCTAACTATGTGCCTGAAGGCGAATTTCAGACGAATTGCACGCCACTATTTGTGATGATGAAGTCGATTGCGATGTATTCCACCACTCTCGTCGGAACGACCACGATTCGACCGTTGAGGCGGTTGAGATCGACATCATCCTGTGTGTTGTTTGATTCATTCATCACGACCTGGAAAGCCTCGACTCCGGCCTGTGCCTGAATGAGGCTGAGCTGGAACGAAGCGTCTGCAACGAATCCATTTCTAACGGTCGGAGTGTTCTGCTCGAACACAAGTCTCTGTGCGATTCCGATGATGATGCGCTTGATCTCGAGCATCAACCTGCGGACGTTGACTCTATCGAGAGCCGACTTGTTGATCTGGAGGGTCTTCTGACCGTAGATCACGTAGCCGAGTCTCGGGAAGGTGGCGATCGGGTTGATGCGCGACTCGTAGAGGCGATCCTTGTCAGCGCTGTTCAAACGTACTGCAACGTTATTGACGAAGTCGAGTGCTGCTCTGTTGAATCCTGCCGGTGCGAACCAGGGGTAGGCGACTCTGTCGTTGAAGGCGAGGGCGCCGACGGCCGCGACTGAAGCAGGCACCTTGACCTTACGCCTATTGGCAGTGTCATCGATGAAGACTTCCGGGTAATAGACGGCTGCGTAGTTATTGTCTATGGAGCGGCCATCAAACGTGTTAGTTGTCCTCGTGACGTTCGGCTTTTCAGTCGAATCATCATACAGCCTGTTTCCGTTA